GTATTTCTATTCTCGTTAAGTGTAAACTCTGTACTACCGTGTGATACACAGTAATCGCATTTTAAGTTACATTTTAACGTTGGGAAATATTGGACTTCCATCTTTAACCTTATAAATTAAAAAAAGTCCTTAATTAAGGACCTTTTAATTTTTACCAATGCATCCATTCATTAGGATCTTCCGTATTAGTGTATTTCATAACTCCGGTCTTCTTATTGTATTCAATGCCATGATTTTTACTAAATCTGTTTAGATCACCCATTAAGTCATGGCCAATGCCGGATTTATATTTCTCACCTCTAGGGAAAATCTCAAATACCTGGTATTTCTTTAGATGAGTTAGATCCTTCTTAGTTTCAGTTTTTGAAGCATAGATATTACCACTGACATCAACATATTTGTTGCTAATTCCACCAAAGTCGTTAACATTTGTAGTAATCTTCTGAACAGACCAACGGATGCGGTCGTCCTCGAGATTTTCCACAATAATAAACACTTCACATACTGGATTAGATCTACGAAGTTTAAAAGCGTCATCATCCATATTGAACATTCTGGCTTTATCTGAGTCATCATAGACATTATGCCCGTTAATGTTATTATCGTGCCATCGTTTCTTAACAATAGGAATAAGTTTCTCAATTTCTTTATCAACTGGTTTAACTGCAATATAGAAGTGTTGTAGATATTCCTTGTGTTTATCATCACAAGTCTGTTTCTCATATCTGGATACCAGATCTTTACCGGAAACCTTCTTATAAGGCATGTTTAGATTTAAGTGGATCGAGGTGTGCTCGGCATTAAATCCAGCTCCTTTAAACATATGTAACTGATAAGTGGTTCGGCTTAGAATTTTTTCAAGTTCCTCCATAGTGTTTTGAAGAACCAGTTTATGAATGTCCTGCTTAAGAGATTCATTCATATAAACACTTTCGTAAAGTTCTTTGAATTTCATTTAAAACTCCTTTTAGGTATTTATAATGATTTTAATAGACATAAAAAAAGACTCCCGAAGGAGTCTTTTTATTTTAGGTTTTAACTATTAAACCTGACCGAAGTTGTAGTGGTTACCTGCAAGAACGGTGTTAGCGAAATCAACTGACCATGAACGTGCATAGGTCTTAGCACGATCGTTAGCCTCAGCGCTGATTACACCAGGGATGGTTGCTAGACCGTAACGAACCTTAGCAATAACTGCTGGCTGACCTGACTCTGGATCCATTACGTTGGTGAAGCTCAATGGAACGTATGGGGCGAAAAAGCCCATAGCGTCTCTACGATCGTCACCCTTATACAGAGTGGTAATATAATCTGTAGTTGCATACTGGTCAACAACAACCTTGAAACGGTCATCAAAGGTGCCTGCAACACCACCTACGGTTGGAACATTCAGAGAAGTGTTACCAACTGGAGCGGTCTGGAATCTACCAACCTCACGTAACATTGAACATACCTTTGGAGATACGATCAGGATGTTACCCTGGCCACGCTTGGTATCAACACCAATCATTGAAGCCTCATTTGAAATACGAATTGCCTCAGTTCTGTAACGCTCGATCTCCCAACGACCCTGGCCATTATATACTGAACCACTTAAAGTAGGGAACTGGGTATCTGGTAACTGGGTTGCATTCTTGTTTACGAAGTCTACAACATCACGATCGATTTCAGCCTGCATCTCATATGATAACAGAGACATAATCTCCTCATCAGCTAATAGACCATGCTGAGCTTTCAGATCCTGATACATTTCAACGGTGTAACGACCCTTCAGGTTACGTGCACGGGCTTCGATAGACTTCTTGGTGATTGAGAAACCAATCTCAGTCATATCCTTACCCTTAACTTCAGCCTGAGCTGTAGTCATAGTACCGGTGTAGTTCTTGAAGATACGGTAGAATGCAGCTTCGTTAGAATATACAGCCTTAACAACGGAAGTACCAAAAGTCTCACCAGCAGCTGGAACCTTGTAAGCAGCTGTAGCTGAAGCAGTATCATAGGATACTAAAACCTTAGTGCCTTCTACATATAGAACCTTACCATCGGTGAATACAGTATCGCCAACCTTTAGACCATGATCAGCAGCTGCCTCAACGATAATTGCCTTGTTATTTGGATTTGCATGGGTATAACCATCACCAATGTACTGGTTGGTTAATGCATAGATATAACCTGTAGGCATAGTCATAGGCTGAACACCTAGAACATCATTAGCAATCAGACGTGGATAAACACGACGAACAAGAGGCATTAGAATTGGGGTGAACTGTGCAATAGCGCCAGTATCAGTACCCTCATTCAGGGAGTTTGCCTCATTCATAGCATTCTGAAGTAACAGATGCATTGTTGACTTATCAGCTTCACATAGTGGGGCAAACTGCTCAGAGTTCATTAAACCTTCTACGTGACTCTCGTTTAAGATTTCCATTTAATTATACTCCTTTATATAGAAATTCGGTAAATTTTAATTTATTTATATTATAAGAATCTTGAAAAGCGCTCTTCGAAGCTTGACTTAGCTGGCTTTTCCTCTTTATTCTCATTGATGACATTTTCATGGTTCTCAGGTTCCTTAGCCTCAGGTTCAATCAGAGACTCCTTTAATACCTGTAATCTATCAACATATGATTTATCAGGGCTAAATTCTACTAATTCAGCTGACTTAATGAACTTATCCTTCTGAACCAGTGATAGGCCCTCACACATCTCTGTAATTACACCAACTTTCATCAGACGGTCATTTGTAGCCTTGAGTTCAACGATCTCAGCATCCTTCTCAATTGACTCATTAACTACATCATTGTAACGATCAGTTAAATCTTCTAACTGTGCCTTGAATGAAGATTCATCACGATGATCAGCAATGTCCATAGCATCAACACCTGCAAGTAAAGCGAAGTTTGAGAATGACTCATTGATAGCCTTGCACTTCTCTACATCTAGATCAGACTGTAGACTCTCATAGCACTCATCCATAAACTCATCGATAGCTCTCTGCATCATAGCGTTATTAGCTTCAGTTAACTCTGCTTCCTTATCGTTGATGTAATTCTCAGCCATCTCATCAAGCTTATCTATCTTAGCTTGATACTCTTCCTCAAGCTGTGCCTTGAACTCTTCGCACTGTTCGTCTAAAGTGTCCAGCTTAGCGTTGTAGGCTTCCTCAAGTTCAGCCTTTAAGTTCTCACACTCTTCGTCTAAGGTGTTTAACTTGGCGTCATAAGCTTCTTCAAGTTCAGCCTTTTCCTTCTCAAGTTCAGCCTTTAAGTTCTCACACTCTTCGTCTAAGGTGTTTAACTTGGCGTCATAAGCTTCTTCAAGTTCAGCCTTCTTATCAGCCTGTTCCTTCTCAAGCTCTTCCTTCTTGTCTGCAATCTTTTCGTTTGCAACTTCCTCAGCCTTCTGATCAACCGCAGCCTTAAACTCCTCAGCGATCTGGCCCTTTAATTCGTCGGTAAGTACTGACTTATCAATACTCTCCAATAACTTCTCTAGCATTTTATACTCCTAATAAAGAATTTATTTTATTTATATTCTTGGTAAACCATTTAGAGTTTCCTGAACATCGATATCACCGCGATTTAAGTAGATATACTTAAGCTTAGCAATATCTATTGAAGGATATCTCTTTAATTTATCCACAAGTTTGTCATACAGTTCGGCAATGTCAAGTTTTGATAATTCATCAGTTGCCTTAGCATGAATGTCCATAAAATTAGTATCGTAAAGATTGCTATCTGGATCACAAATACGAATTCGTAGGGTCTTTACCTTACGAATAAATGCATCCTTGGGAAGGACTTCGCGAATATGGTTTTCATTCTTTAAGTATTCATCTTTTAGCGAATCAGTACTTACGGTCTTTAATAGATCACCTAGGAAATTATCAAAACGTGAAATCACTGCCTCAGAAACATCAGCCTTTGTAAAGGTTTCTTTCTTAGCTTCCTTTGGTTCATCTTTAGGCTCTTCTTTAGGCTCTTCTTTAGGCTCTTCTTTTTCCTGTGACTCAAGAACAAGAACTCCATCATCGTTAAGAACATAATTAAGATCCTGAACCACACCTTCACATAACATATGGGACTCGCACATACCATTCATGGTAGCATTGTAATCGGATGGGTTAGCGACGATATCATAAGTGATTAAGTTGAATTCTTTTACATTGCCGGTAGCATCATAACTACCACAAGCTCTTGAGGAAACGGAGATCTTAATACCATTGTCGATCAAAGTTTTGATTTGATCCGCGGAAGGATTATCAAGTAAAACTGCATCGCCGATTACACGATCACCTTCGATAGTCAGAGACTGGATCTTGGCAACTGCTTTCATTGGATCTACAGCTGTGCGTGGTGGGTGCTCAACTTCCATTAAAGTGTTAATGGAACCACTATTTATTACATTTTGATACTTCTGGACTTCCCTCTCCCACAGGGCCCTAGAATAAACACGGCCATTACGGTTACGCATGCCAATAGTTGAAAAAGTCCCACGAATATGATACTTTTTCTCAGTCTTACCTGTGGCCTCGTTCAGGATCTCCTTAGTTTCGTATTGAAGATTTGCATCATCTTCAAACATTAGTTTTAAAGCCATTATTGCTCTCCTTTAATTAGCTTAGTTGCATTTGCAACCTGCTCCTGAACATCTTTATACATTTCCTTCTTCTCCATATAATCTTGGACACGTGGATCAGTACAAAGCTTTTTGGTCAGTTCGGTACGAACTGAATCATTGAACTTACTGAAGTTGTGCTCACGAGCATATCTTACATAATTTTCCATAATATTTTTCTCCAAAATTTTAAGTTATTTATCAAAGTTTAACTTTCCGACTAAAGATCGCAGCATTCAATCGGGCCATATCTAGTAGGTGTTCCGGCGGCACCAGAACACCAAATTTTGAAAATCCGACATTGCAATATAGACGGACACACTTTCTGTAACCAGGGTTCTTCAATAAAGGCCTGAGATCGGTGTATTTGAAATCGATGGATTTTCCTTTAAGAATGTTATTTTTGTTTTTCTCTAGGATCGTTCTCACCAATTTGATCCTAAAGGTGTAAGGAATCCAGTGTAAGTTCAATCCCAAAGTATGAACCGAATTTACCCTAAGGATCAGAACTAAAGGTCTTTTGTCATGGACTAAATCCTTATGTTTAGGAGTATAACGGCCTAGAAAAACTCTCCCCGGAACAAAATCCCGCGGATTGAATTTTCTTCGTTTCTTCAACAATTCATTCGCTATTTTTAATGATTCCTTTACAGAATGCTCAGGTATTTTCATCATTTTTCCTAAAGTTTTTACTATTTATGCTCTAAATATTTCATAAACAAAATGGAGGAAATTCCTATGGACGCAATTTCTTTTAGTGGTTTAGATCTTAATAGTATTGTTACAGCCAGTGTTCAGGCTAAGACTACTTCAATGAACAGCGGCATTCAGAATAAAATTCAGACTTATAACAACTCACTGAGTGGCTTAGGTAAGTTAAGCTCTTATATGTCTAGCTTCAGTGATAGCCTGCAGACTAAAGATAACTTCAACGTCAATAAGACTCTTACTGAAGGCTCTGGAAAGAATGATCTTTATGGTTTCGATGTAGAAACTACAAAAGATGCTAATGAAGATCAATTCAATATTAAGGTTAAACAGGTTGCTGAAAAAGCTAAGACAACCTATAAGTTTAGTAGGGACTTTACTGATAACTTTCACAGTGGCACGATTGATTTCGACCTCGGGGACAATAAGAGATTTTCAATCACCGTAAATTCCGGCGACAGTCTTGTAAGCATTCGTCGTAATATCAATGAAAATAATCCTTACGGGGTATCAGCCAGTCTGGTTAATAGTAGTAGTGGATATGTTCTTACTTTAAATTATGATTACGATTTCGATGTAGGTTTTAACGGAGATCTTGCTAACGATATTGATGCCGAGGTTCAAAAACAAAATGCTAAACCAGCAATTATTGAAGTTAATGGCAATGAGATTCAATCGGATACTAATGACTTCGATCAAATTGAAGGTCTAAAGATCCATGCTAACTTTGTTAGTGAAGGCAATGTTCAGATTTCTAAGGATAAGAAATCTCAAGATGAACAAATCAATGATTTTGTCAATAACTTCAACAACTTGATCAATCAGTTAGACGGATTATCAAAACGTGATACCTATACTGATGGCAAGTCCAATAATGATGGCGGTTTACTTGCCGGTAATTCTTCAATTCGCAGAATTAAGGATGATCTCAAGAACACTATAGGCAATCAATTTAATGATCTCGGATTATCCTTCGATCGCCATGGAAAGCTCCAGTATAAAGAAACTGAAATGAGCTTTTCAGAGAAACAAGCTAAGATTGAAGAAATGTTCAAGGTAATGAAGGATTCCGTTGACAAGTACTTAGAAGATGATAGTATTATTTCTAAACAAAAAGAACAGATCAACGATAGTATAAACGATGCTAATTCAAGACTCGAAAGAAACAATGTTTATATAGAGAAGTATAAGGAAATGATTACTAAGAAATATTCAAAACTGGATGGTTTGTTGAGCGCTTCTAATGCTCAGATCCAGATGTTGAATAATCTGTTCAACTGATTTTAAAGGTGCCTACGCACCTTTAATTGATAGCAATAGCGCATTGTATACTTTAGTATTGAGCCGCCAGATTTCACATAAACTATCATTTAGGCTATACCATCTATCTTTGTAATTTTTAATTTCTGGATGAAGGTTATAGTTAGCAAACTGACATTTCATGCAAAATCTTACTCCGCAATTATCGCAATCCTGATATGCTCTGTCTAGGTCGTATCTTTGTTTCTCTGAAAAGTCGTTTAACTTCTTAGCCGCAAATACATCATCAACTCTTGAGATAATATGATCTGTGCCGTATAGAGCACCGTGGCATACGACTATATCCTTATTAGTATTCACCGCAAAGTAGTTAATTCCAGCACTACACTTGGCTTTACTATCACTAAACCACTTAAAGATTTCATGTGGATAACCGTTGTCCTTAATAGTCTTAGCAATAAGAGCAAGATTTAGTCTTAAATCTCTTAGTTCTTCTGGTGTTACGGTTGTGTTAGTAAGGTCTGGAGTAGGAAAATAACTACTTCCAAGAGAAATAACATCAAGAAATGCCTTGTGCATATCCTTAAAATCTTTAGGGCAGATTGTACTCTTTAGTGAGTATGCTATACCCCTATTTTGTAAAAGTTTAATTGCTTCCTTGACTTCTTCAGATGTACCCTTTCCATTCTTCTTTACTCGTGTTCTATCGTGTATAGGATTGCCGTCATAAGAGATTTGAATAAACAATCTCTGTGGAGGGATACCCTGAACAAGATAAGGTGGTAATTCACCTAGAAATTTATTCAGACCATCAAGAATATCAATATACTTCTTAATAAAGATACCATTAGTATAAAAGAAAAATGTAACGTTATCGTGAAAGAATTCTTGTATAGTCTCTCTAATAAAATCAAAGTTCATTAGAGGTTCGCCACCCCAGAAAGAAATGATATTATGGACATCACCCTTTTCTTCAAAAATTCTTCGGATCTCTTTAGGAGAGACTTTGGTCTTACCCTTTAGGTTACGTTCCTCTATAAGTTCCTGAGAGTAATGCCCCTCGGAACAATAGGTACAACCTAAGTTGCATACATTAGTTGTTGATATATCTAAATTCATAGTATCTTCACGTTCTTTACAATTGTTTCTTTTCTATCTCTGTACTCTGAGTGACTTTTTATGATACCCTTTAGATTATATTCTCCGTCAGGAACATCCTTAGTAGTAAACCACTTAAAGTGATAGTCAGGGTCAGTTAAATCAGTTATTTCATAGATATTTCCACCACCCCATTCGTTGTCAAAAGTAGTGAGAAATTCTAATCTACCCTTTATTTCAAATTTATCTCCAACATTTCCATAGTACTTAGAGGTGTCCTGAATAACTGGAAAGAAATCTCTTAACTTTAGTAGAATATACTCAGCATAGTCGTAAGGAGTTTTCTCCGTATCATATAGTACCTTATAAGTAGGATCTAATTGTAACTCTTCGATAATTCTCTGAGCATTATCTCTCATATCATCGATACGGTTATAAATCTCAAGAATTTCGTGATTTACGTGAGTTCCTTTGTTCATTAGCATCTTATAAAGAGTACATGCTTTCCAAGAAAACTCTTTAGGTTCAATACCCTTTGTCATTCCTACATAAATGCCTGCTAAGGTCAGTTTTTCTGTATCGTAGTAGAATGGTTCTTTGTGTTCTCTTGGTTCGTAAAGATCTCTCTTTAGTATCTCAAACTGAGCAAGAAATGCTAAGTACTGAAGATCTATTCCAAGATAACCCTTAGCACATTCTGTACCTACCAACATTTCTTCCTGAGTCTTGATATTTCTTAGAAGGACTCCTCTCTTTAACTTCTTTCCGCAGTGCTTACAAGTCAATTCTGACTCAGAAAGGTTTGCTCTCTTAGTACCGTCAAAAAGTCTTATGTAGGTAGCATCTTTAGTAGATTGTACCTTACCTATTGCCTCGTAATCCTCAGAAATTCTGACTAGACCTTGTACCTTAACGGATACGAACTTCTTAGGTGTGCCGTCAATATTTCTTAGAACAGTTTCACCTTCAATATAGGTAACATCACAGTTGTACTTCTTTGCCTTAGAGATAACTCTTTGCATTTTCTCTCTAAATCTGTACATGTTTCCTGAATAAATTAGAAAATTAGAATCCATCAAAACCGTAATCTCCATCTAAACCATATTCGTCAGTATCATCCCAACGGTCATCACAATTATCTGAAAAGTAATATCCAGGACATCTTCTTTTCCATTCAGGATTATATCTTGTTTTTCTTTAAGATCTTCCTCAGTGGGAGTCAGAACCTTAATCAGTTCATCGTAATCTAAATCATCAAACATAATCATTTCTCCGATATTTCTATTATAATGTGAAATTAGGAAAAAATAAAGGGATTATCAAAAGATAATCCCCTTTGTAATCAACCTCTTATGAATTAAGGTTCTTCTGTTTCAGAATCCTCAGTCTGTTCAGGATTTTCAGGTTCCTGAACTCCAGGTTCCTCTGGAGTTACCTCTGGTTCCGGAACATCCGGGTTTTCAGTTTCTGCGGGGTCGTAAACCACGACATCAGACCTTACAACTGTGTTATGGCATCTGATCTCGACGTAGCTGTTGCCCAAAATCAGACCGTTAACGGTGGCCTCAGTACAGGTTTCGTTGATAACAATGTTTGCAATGATTTCACCTACAGAAACTGTAATTTCACTAGCAGGAACATTACATGACATTGGGACAACTACAGACTGGCCAAGAGGTACACTGATTAAATCAGGAAGCACAATCTTAATAGTTTGCATGTTGATAACCTGAGTGATACTGTAATTTCTCATTGGGTATTCATCATCGTAAGCGGTTACTACTAGGTTTGCAGTAACATCCTCAGATAAACTACCTACTGGGATTACAACTTCGAAGCAATTCATGTCGCCCTTAGGTTCCTTAGTATTGATTTTGCAATCTAGACCCGAGCACCTGATATTAGGAGCGTCAGTTCTTACCTCGAATGAAACCTCCGAATCTTCATATGCATCGATTAGTCTGTGATCAACATCAATAATAAAAGGTTTCTCACTTTGTAATGGATACTTAGTATTACCATTTGTGAATACTGCGTGGTTCCAAGGTGTTTCACCAAATACCATTGTAGTATCAATATCATCATCAACACTGTCAACAATATTGAGTTTAACATATCCGGTTCTGCAGTTTTTAGAACTACAACTTACTATAATGTCTCCTTCAATATTTGTATTAAAGATGATTTTAGCAGTTCCAGTACCATCCGATAACTCATCCTGATGAATTATAGTTACGTCCTTATCAAAGGAGACATCAAAAGGAGTGTCTTTTGGTAAGCCGGTAAAGATAACCTGAATGTTGTTTCCGGATAGGAATGTATATCTGGAACAATAGCCAACAATGCGATATTGCGGTTGTTCGGTTGATCTATAGCTGTCTTCCAGAACATTTTCTGCTAAAGGCCTTGTGTTTGAATACCTTGTCATCTGATATGCTTCTTCGGTGCTGGTTACATCATAAACCTTGTCGATAGAAGCAGAACCTTGATTGAACCTTAGGAAAACAGATTGCTGTTTTCTTACACCAACTAGTTTGTAATGAGCCAAGCTAGGAATCATCTCAAGACTTCCGTTTCTGAAGAATGACTTTAGATGCACCACAAAGGATCTTTGGACACTGCCAATAATTTCCACATATCCAAAATGATAAAAAGTATTCTCCCAAGCTTTACTCTCACGAATGTTCTTAGTAAATGTGTAACCATTACCATATTCTCTAGGAATATAGTCTTCACGGAATCCGCTCACAGTAGGTTGAACATAAACTGTCCAGTTAAAATCATCGGGATTACAAATACCCACATCCAGAATATTGAAATCAAAGTCACCTTTAAATTCGCCTTCAATGTTAATGTAATGATGATTACCATCCTTACTATATTCAACATTGAACTGCTGATTATCAAGTTCGTACTTAACTTCAACAGGTTCTTTACCTAATTCCAGATGATGCTCTTCATCGACTTCTGTTCTTACATCTATGCCACCTATGTTAGAGGTTTTGGCATCGGTTCGCATAAACTGGGTATAATCATAGCCATTTAAGGAACCAGCGCTTAAATTTTTGTTACCGGAAATCAGGTTAACAATATCATCAGGTTCATAATCAGACTTAAGAACATATTGGTCTAATCTAAGATCAATTTCATCACGATTATATGCATCGGTGATACCATAACCATCTAAAGTGCTTGATTTGTCAGCTTTACCATCCAGCTCAACTCTGAGACGACCACCTGAAAATTGGTTCTCCCAAGAATTATCAATCTCATACTTGACCTGTTCTTTGGTATATGCATCTTCGATTCTATAGTCAGATAAGGTAGTACCCCAATCAGCCTTACCGTTCATTCCATTAGTATATTCATCATATTGAACATATCCGCCTAGAATGTTGTTGACTTCAACTATGCTATAGCTGTCGGAAATCTTTCTGAAGGTGTTGTCAACATAAGGAAGATCCGCTTTAGAACTCAACATTACATCCATGATGTCGCGGTTGTAGGTCTCGCTCTTCTTATAGTAGGAACCTAGGAGATTATCAATTTCCGTACGGTTATACCAGTCCATGCCGACCTTGTTACCATTGGCCACTACGACCACGTCACCTTCTTTTAAACCTTGCGGAAATTGCACATAGTTTCGGCCAAAAACGTAACTATCACTACGTTTTAAAACACCATTAACGAAAACATGAGGTTCCACCAGCTGGAAAGGAGTTTCAAAAATATCCTGATTAACACTGGCAACAAATTCGCGATAAGGTAGATATAGAGAACTGTCAAAATTGTAACCATATAGAACTACAACTCTACGGCCGGATTTAATTGGTTCAACCAAAGTCACGGATCTACTGTTGAAGGTATACATGCTTGGATCCTGCAGAATACCATCGATGAATAACATAGGTCTCTCGGACATGTTAAATTCAGTTCTGAAAGTAATTTGGTCAGGAACCGACTCAAACTTTTGCCAATGAGTTTTAGTGGTGCCATCCTTAATGGAAGGTAAAGTTACCAACTCCCAGAAGTTCTGATTAGTGATCTTATTGGCATAGTTGTGGTCACATCTTGATCTATAATAGGAACCACTGTACATTACATACTCATCTTCCTCATAAATTCTGCCCGGTGAATATTCTTCAATATCCTGATTAGAAATTATGTCGATGATTGACTGCAGTTCCCTGATTTCTCTCTTCAATCTCATTAAACCGCGATTAAGAACGGTTTCATTAGGTGCCTGACCATTCTTAATACGATAGTCTGAGAAGAATTTTTCCAAGGAAACAAACATTTAATCTCCTTATAATGCAGTAGGATTTAAAGTAGATGCATTAGCCTTTAATGGATTATCAACCTCATCACTGCCAGTTACCCAATCTGTGTAAGTGATAGTGATATCAAACTCCTGAATTGTGTCCTGAGTTTCATCAGCAACCTGAGTATCGGCAACTTCACTGATCCATGCATTATGGAAAGTATACTTTGCAGTACCATTACCTGCAGAATCTAACTGCTCAATTGACATGTCAACCATAAGTTCAGCAGGAACACCACTATGTTTATTCTCTTGGAAGTTATCGCAGGCTTTCATCCAGTTTAACATTGCGCGGCGAATTGAATGATCTTCGGTATTATACACGGTAATGGTCCAAGTGTTCTGGAACTGGGTATCACCAAATAATAGTAGCTTTCTGCCTTGATTGTAAACCTCAATCTGGCCTATAGTCTTGCCAGGGAATGATGTGCTATGAGCTAAAACATCAAACTCGGATAGATCCGTTCCACTGTCAACTGCAGTTGGATAGGTAAAATTGATTCTGTACTTATTTGCACGAGCTCCGGCACCAAGGGCCAGTTTAAGTTCATTTATCTTATTTGCCATTTAAAAATCCTCGTAATAATTTTCGAATATTTATCAGCTTTTCGTGCATAAAAAAAGGAGGGAAAATCCCTCCTAAAAGTCGTACGTTTGTGCCATCTTTTCGATGTTTTCCGTATCTTCGTACGGTTAGGTCTTACTTAGTTTTCTTTAAAGGTTTAACGGTCTTGACTGGTTTCTCCTCGACTTCAACTTCAACATCTGAAGTATCCTCAGTCAGAAGAACTTCCTCTGCTGGTTTAACCTCTTCAGTTAGAACCTTTGAAGATTTCTCAGGGCTAACTAAACCTAAATCGATAAAACGTTGGGAAACGCTCTCAATCTTGTCACCTTTGTGATAGACCTTGTCTCCCAGTGTAAAAGTTTCTAAAACGATCATTTTATTTCTCCTTAAACAATATTATTTATTCCTCAATTGTTTTAAGATTTCTTGTGTACTGATAGGTTTGACTTCATCCTGAACATTGATGTTAATCTGTGTATTGTTAACATTATTAACACCGTTCTTGACTTCGGCATTCTTAACTGCATTACTGTTCTTGACCTTGTCAATATTAAGAATAATATTAGAGATTTCCTTATAGGCCTGAACATACATTTTCATGTTATCAGTTAAAGCTTTGTTAAGAATAGCATAACTGTTAATCAAATCAGTAGGATCAACAGGATCATCTCCGAGATCCCCGCTACCTTCCTGAATTTGGCAAGCAGTTTGGGATAAGATCTTTCGCGCATTATCAGAAACTTCTCGTAAAGAATCTCGAATATACTTGAAGTCTTCCAGAAGATTCTCAAGGTTCAATAACTCCAAAGGGTTTATGTCTGAAGCGTATAGATCGACATCCTCAGTTTTCTCCTCCACACTTTCAATAACTTCAGTTCCGGTAATATGAAGTTCTTCGGCAGTCTGAATATTGGACATTAGAGTATCCGTAAGTTTATTCATCTTTTGCGCTAAAGTGTCAGCACGATTCTTCATCGAAGCGAGGCTGACCTGATCCTTTGGAATTACTTCTGTCATAAAACCTCTTAGTGCTTCTTCATACCAATAATGTCAGTGTATCTTAGTAATAGGAATTTACCGTCTGAGAATTCGATGTCAATACCCTGAGAATTTGGGAATAATACGTAATCTTCTGTTGTAATATCCTTAATATCTCTACCGACTGAAATGACCTGACCACTTCCTGGACGGTTTGTGATAGATGGTTTCTTCTCGATAATAATACCAAAAGCAGACTTTTCCTCAGTCTCCATTTCTTTTGGTTTTACTAACAGAAATTCATTTAAAGGAATGAACTCTGAACTCTTTAATTCTTTTGTATCTTGTATCATTTAGGACTCCATAAAAATTTTAATTTATTTACTTCCAAAAATAAAGGGTGAAATTTCTTTCACCCTCTTATTATAACCTTTATTTCGTTGAAAGTAAAGGGTTTATTCTTCATCTGTATAGTCTTGTAGGACATAGAATAGGTCTCCATTATACTCAAATACTGAGCCTTTAGGATATAGCTGTTCATCAATGTATTGTAACGTCTTGCCCTTATAATAGTCGTAAAGGGCATACTTGAATTTAAGGTTGAGGAGGAGTGTATCTCTGATTATGAACTTTATCTTGATGATTTTAAGTCACTAGGCATACACGAAAGGGTGTTAGTCTTGTAGAAGAAAGGGGAGCAACTGCTCCCCTTAATTTTAGTATATGAAACAATGATAATTCATAACATCTTGAGATAACCTCTCGAACTGTCTTAGAACGACATTCAAATTCTCGAAGTGCTTCTCCTCTATACTTGATGTAGTAGGGTTATCGGCTAATAAACAGAATGACTTTTTAGTTAGCATGTCGAATACATAGGCATCTTCTTCTGTGTGAAGCGCACTATCATTCTCTCTATTTGTGCTTGCGAAAATTACAACCCTGTGTTTTGGAAGTTTAGTATAGAATTCCTCAATAGCCTTAATCTTCTCTGGATCTTTCTCACGAATATCCTTGTTGAGTTTATTTCTCTTAGCAAGAATAGCTTGATGTAGGTCTTTTAAGGTTAGGTTATACTCCTTCAGATACTCCTCTAACCCATGTCTAATTTTGTGGTTAATAGGCAATTTGCTAGCCGTAATATCAACTTGTGGTTTTGGAACTTTCTTGTAAGAAGCTATCACTTCGTTCAATTCATTCGCTTCGTTCAACATTTCAATAAACATTATTTCTCTCCTCAATTATTCTTCAGGCTCGGTTTCCTCAGGAGTTGGTTCTTGAGGTTCTTCTGGTTGAGGTTCGGTCTGTGGCTCTCTAATAACGACTTCCTGAATTTGCTTAGCGAACTTGACCTGAACTTTGACGGTATCCAGACTTGCTAATAAAGTAGGATCAATAATCAGAGTTCCGTTGCCGTCAGCATCATAAACAGTATCCTTTTGAACAACCACAGTTAAACCATCAGTATCAAAATTAGGGTTCTCTGGGAAGATCCAATTGATTTCAGCATCCTTGACACCACCATGAACGTTGAACTTTAAGTTACCTGAAGAAAGTTTCTCGTAATCCAAGGTGATCTGGTTAGGAGTGTAAAGGTCAATCTTATGAGAGTAAACACTTCTATGTTCACGGTCTGAGAGGTAATCAAACTCTAGGTCAATGTCAGTAGTATTAAAATCAGTGATAGGATCAACATCAATTTCCACTTCACCTAAAAGGTTGGCAGTGTAGTTAAACTCTACTGGTTTAGTCTGATTGATAACTGATCCACCTACTAATCCTGATACCTTAACAGTATAAGGTTTCTTGTACTCCATTGTACTCTCTAACATATTCAGATCAGCATCACGAACTGATGGTAACTCTACCTCTGGAGTGTACTGAACATCCTCAATTCTATCAGCATCATCTAACTTAAAGTTAATCACACCTCTAGCAGTTCTGTCATAGATTTGTGTCTTCTTTAACTCATCATCCCAGTACATTGATACTCTCATCTTCTTTACGAAAGAATCAGTCCATGCTTTCCCACTGTCATAATAAGCATAAGAAAATCTATCACCTTCATAGACACTAAATCTTGTAATAGGGTGGTTAGTGTAGAAAGTGAACTCAATCTTAGTACCATCTCTTTGTGTTCTTCTATCAACACGATGATCATGATTTGAATCGCCATTTAAAACATTAGGGAAGTAACAAGTTCCCAACTGACCTCTTAGGTTTTCGTATGTGTCAGCTGAACTATAAGGTGTTCTTAAAATTCTAAAGGGTGAAAGAGATTTCTGTCTCATCTCATCATACCCAGTTGATATACGATAATCGTGGTTATTCCATTCAGGCTTCAGGTAATCTCCATAATGACCATACTGTGACGTATCAGTATATGAATCAAATCTCCAACCAATTGCTGTCTCAGGTACACAATCCTTAGTATAGAAATAACACTTGATATGATGCGGTTTCATAGGGAATGCATCAAAGTCATTCTTGGTATAGTACATGTGATTAGAAGTCTCTTTGGTACTTAGAATTGCATACGACCTTGCTCCTACTCCAGTACCATTTCTATAGTGTCCGTAATAGGTTCCATCTGGCATATACTCTGGTCCAGGGAATTTGATGAGACTATTGGTATAATCATCCCAAATCTGGAAGTCACTCATACAAGGAATACATAAACTCTGACCTGAAACGTTTCTGTTCAGTTCCAAGAACTCGAATACCACAGTAACCTTGTACTTAGGAGATTTCAGACCACTCACAACAGGAGCAAACCAGAAATTATCATAGTTGTACATCCATACCTCTCCACCAGTAATTGTGGTAAGAGTAAAGTGGGTTACGTAGTTATAGGAAATATACAGATCGATCTTATTATTCTGCGGACCACGAACATTCTGAGGGAATGTACAAGTACTATTGTCCTTTTTCTGATAAATCCAGAAGTGTAACTCGTACTTCTGATTAGGTTTTGAAGGTTGCTTAATCTTGAAGTCACAATTCTTAGTCTGTAAGGTTAGATAAAAATCGGTTGCTAAGTCAGGATCAATCTCATACTCATCATGAACTTCTGCTTGTACGATAGGTTTTGTAACATCAGATTTAACATCAGTTACGATATAATAGAGTAAATCACCCTGCTTGTACTTAGGTAGTCTAATATTCTGTGGTTTATCACTTAGATTTTCAGGATCAATACCAAACTTCTTACATTCTCCATTATTCTCTACTTCCTCATCGAAAACTCCATAATCTACAAACATATCAGGGTGTTTTCTCTTTGTTGTTTCTAGGTAATTGAAAAACAGAGGTTTTTCCATACCTGACACGTACTGTCCATCTAGGATGTCTAGGTTAGGGTCATCTAGGGGTGTAGCACTAGTGACGATTTCTCCCAATTGTCTGGGAGAGTTAGTCTGAATAGTCTGATATGTAATTGTAGGGTTTGTTAGGTCTAGAATAGTTTTTACACCATTCTTACTAAAAACTAATTGTTGAGCTTTACCCATTTAAATACTCCAAAATTATCAATTTTCTCTATTTATATGCATTTATGGGCAATAAAAAAGGATCTTTTAAGAGATCCTTTTAAAAAGATTATTGATTTATTTTGCGTCTTTAATCTTTCTTGTGACAGCGCCATGAATATCAGTATCCCTGTTCCAATAATCATCAGCATACCATCTGAATGAGTAAACTACATCCTTAAGTTTTTCCAACTTGTTGATTAAGTGTTCAGCCTGATAATAATAATCTGAAGCACCTTTCTTGTTGTTTACGGTAACAGCATTCACGGCCTTTATGAAAAGATTACGAACATCATCAAAGCTATTGATTAAGTCTATAACAAGTTTTGCATCTTCCTTAACAGTTTTCTTATTATTAGCCTGCTGAGCCTCTTCCTGACGCTGTTTATACAGAACTGACTTACCACTGTAACTGGCTAACTCGAGAGGATCATCATTGTATCTTGACTTTCTTCTAGAATCCTCAAGCCCAGTAATATCGGCATTACCATCTTCATCCACAAGAACATAAGCATCATGGTCTAAGTCTCGCATCATATTCTGAATTTCAGCAACATAACCCTCCCACTTACCGGTTCTGATCTGACCTTTAACAGATGTCAGTATTTTGTTATTACCGGTATACCTATAGGTTTTCTTACCATCATCATCAAAGTAATCCCAATCATAATCGTACTTGTCAACAATTTCTGTACAATCTGAATATCTGGTATCGATAAAATAACAAATGCCTCTTGCGCGTTTAATTAGATCCTCGATCTTTTCTTTATTACCCTCAGCTTTTAAATTGAAGGTATGTTCCTTAGCAGCTTTCTTGAGTTTTACCAACTCATCAACTGCTTTCAGATCCTGATTATGGCAAATAATTACAAAACGGCCTACACCTTCAGCATCCTTGACACGTCTCTTTAACTTAGCCTGCTGGTCCTTTGGAAGCTTCTTGAAGGTTACGTTCTGTGCGGAAATACCGAGATCTCTTAATCTTTTAGCAATATTGTTAAGAATATGTCTAGATATATTCTTTTTCATTTCCTCACTAAAAGCTTCATTGAGCTCGGTTTCTAACATTTCAATAAACATCTTTAATACTCCTTAAAAATATATTCTATTTATTTTAACCGTCGGGTACTTGAGTTTCTGTTCTTCCGACTAAAGTATCATAATCTACTACGTCGCTAGGATTTAAAGGTAGATTGATTCTGTAATAACCATCCCAGAATGCAGCTGGTGGCCATGCGAAAGTGATCCATGTACTTGTTGGTCCAACATTATTGTAATATCTTGAGCCCTTAGCAATAACCTGATTTCCACGTTTAATTTCATAGGTCAAGGTACCAGACCAATACAGGGTATGATTTGCGTGATGAGGAGGTAAACTCCAATTTGAACAAGATAAAGTATAAGTCAAACCACTAGGTAAACCCTGAATGCTAACTCCGGTAATTCGACCACCACTACTGATAGCCGCATAGCCAGATCCAGTCATATTCAGTCTAACCCATGGTTGATTTTCAGTAATAACCGTACGGAAACTGCGGATCTTAACATTATATGTGTTGGAACTTACACCACAACCGTTACAAATACATGATATAACTCCAGTATCTGATGACGGAATTACAACTATTGTACTTTGGCCGTTATTATCAAAGCTGTTTTGATTGGTAATGATCCGGCCATTAGTTACTGTCCAAATACTTTCAGTATTCGGCTCGCCACCGGAACATGTAACATAGGCTTTTTCACCAACCCATACTTCATTTGATCCATTAACCGTCAATGTGTATTTCTTAAGCTTAAGATTGTACTCCTGAGTCTTTGTTTGTATACCTTTCCATAGATAGGTTAACTTTAAAGTACAATCTTTGTTGATTCCTTTCATACCCTTAAAAGTACCGGTATTACTATTATAGGAATTATCAAGGTAGTTCACCGTTGCCGGTGAACTTTTTAACAACCCCGAAGTAACGAGGTCAAATTTCTTTTTATACTTTAATTCAAAATCCATTTGCTTACCTAACTAAATGTCCATCCAACTAAAACATTTCCGCCAATTACAACCGGTCCATACCAACAATAGGTGTAAGATCTTGGGAAAGTTACGATTAGAGCATCCTTTGTGAATGTTTTGCTAAATTCACCCCAATCATACAAAGGACCACCGCGAGTATTGCTACTGTTAGAGAATCTGTAGTCATCTGGCTGGCCAACAAAATGAGGAGCATCTGTAAAGTTATATCCCTTAAGACTTAAAGTTGCAGGTCTACCACTCATTCCGGCTAAAGTGATACTAAACTCACGGTATGCAGTTCTCTTCGTGATTTCCAAAGTACCCTTGTTAGCACACTCATCAATAACCACAACTTTGCAGGTTTCCTTGGAAACATATGCGGTGGCTTGGCCTTTTTCATTAAACCCAGTATCTGCCTCAATCAATGCTTCACTATAAACGGTTATTTTACGTCCTGCAACACCGCTAATATTTAGTTTGAATCTATCCGACATTTCGGTGGCGTTAATGATGATAGGAAGATCGTACGAAATATTACACTCACATCTTAAAGGATCATCCTCACTAAAGGTACTGAATATAATACTTGAGCGGCCATAAGGGTTCTTTCCGCGAATGGTAACATTTGCACTTCCTTCATTATTAAAGGTACTATCCTTATTCACGATCATTACATCACCAACAGCCTGAACTCTAAATGACTCGGATGGCTTACCACCCTTTACAGTAATAATATGATCATTGTTATCAATAGTTGCATCATCACAACTAATGTTATATTGATATAACTCGAAGTTATAGAATAAAGTTGCGGTGTTCTGATCATCACTTAAATACTCAATCACCAAAGTAACATTTTTAGTACTATAATCCTTGACACGCGGTATTGTGATTATCGCTTTACCACTAGTATCAGCATAATAGGTATTTTCACCCTGTACCACCTTGGAGTTAGGCTTGAAACCTTCAAAATTCAATGAATACAAGGTATTATAATCAATGCAGTTTTCTATACCATTGAATTTTGGCGCATTGGTCAACTTAGGGCTATACAGAACATCTGCGTAGATATGTCCGATATTAACACTACAATTATATTCAGTTAACTGATAAGGAATTTCGAAGTTTAGCTCATATCCTTGGGACTTAACCGAAACACTTGGTTTTGCCGTAAAGTCTGGTTTGGATTCTACCGGAACCACTAGGCTTCCATTCTTATCAAAAATTCCTAGTTTGATTGTGGAGAATCCACTGATATCGGCAGTATAACCCGGTTTGCCGCCTTCAATGATTACATTTCTGCGATAATAATGGTTATAGTCAGCACCATATGCATCCATAGTCCCTAAGGAACCATGGGATAGAATGTATTGATATACACCAATGGTTTTCTCGATACTTGCATATTCTCTTCCTGATTTACGATATGTTACTTTGACTTTAATTTCTTTGGTGTTAAAATCAACCGGTTTGAAATCAAAGAAATCATCCATATTACACTCAGTTATTTGCTGGTATACATCATTAGCTTCTATCTTTAACAAAGTGCCAATGATCAGCCCATTAACTCCAACTGTGAACGGAGTGTCTGTATCAATAGTATCCTTAAAGCTTCCGTATATGTTCTCGAGAGTTGGGAGGATAACCTCAGGCTCACACTCGACATCTGCATAACGTAAAGTTACCTCTTTTTTGATCCCAAAGTTAGCAGTAACAAATGTGATCTTAGGATCATCGTATGGATCTTTAGCTATAATCTTAACATCCATCTTGCCTGCTTTATTGCATATTTCTGGATGATCTATGATACATCCCTCAGCTTCAAAATCAATGTGTTCATTAGGTTGACAACCATCTATTCTCAGGTAAGTATAGCCCGGGATTGAAACATGATGAAATTCTGGATCCCACGCATGAAGAATCTCACTATCCAATGAGTGACGAATATCAACATAAGGTAAAATGAAACTATAATCCTGTGTTTGAACTCCACGATAATAATATTTTATGTTATGAATGACGTTTTCATAATCAGCATAAACTCTTGGTTTGAAAACTGCCTCAAATACACCATCGGCATCAGCTTTACCTATAATAACTTGAGGTTCCGTAATATAAACCGGAGAGTTAGGAAGCAGATTCGTGAACCTTAAAGTATACCCTTCCTTGGTAATGTATCTTGGGAGATCAATCTTAGGAGTATAATCAGTAACATTATACATGATGTTACATGTATGTGTAAAAATGCGATCCTCTGTATGAGTTACTTCATTGAAAACCTTACCATTTTCATCACGAACACCAGTATCGATTCTCTCAGTTATGTTCACAGGTCTGGTTGCGAAAGCTTTTACAGTTGGACCTTGAGTAAATGGTTCGCGAGACTCAACTGTGACCTTTACCAGACCGTCACTAGGTACCACTTTATCAATGTGTGAGATATAATTACGATCTACAATAAAGGTTTGCTGTGGAACAATTACCACCTGGCCATTACTTATAACTTCTTCGCGATCTTCTGTAATAACTGAAACCGGATCATGAGGATCCTCGGTAAATTGGCCGTCACCTAGACACTTAAAGCTAATAGTTTCACCTGGAATTGCCTTAAGGGTTAGCTCAATGGTATCCTTTTCATCTGCAGTTCCATTATATGCATCCAGCCATCTTCTTTCTGCAATTAGGTCAGTTTCGAAACCGGAGAAGTCCTTTAAAACGACGCCGTTGTGTTCATAAAGAACCTTCCATTCTGACTGATCCATGCCGTCTTCGGTCTTAATACCCCAAGCATCAGTTAGCTTATCATCTTCATCGGTTACCAGATACTGACCATCCTTGGTATAGAAATACGAATCATCATTGCCATAGAGATAGAAATCATCGCCTATACCGGTAATTTCGAAATCATCAGTTACGAATCTAGTTGAGGTCATAATATAGAAATCAGAGGTGTCAATACTGTATCTACGGAAACCCATATTGATGAAAACTTCTTCCTCGGGATAAAATTCCCAGGAACACCTATAATAATCCTCACCTTCAATAATGTTTCCTTTCATGTACCCATCATAGGGTAAGTACAGATTCTCACCATCATAATTTGGATTCAGATAATCTGCTGACCATTGATCAGGCCTATAGAAGCCTTTATTCTTTTCACCAATGAAATCATAGTTACGATATAAATCAACAGTCTTAATATCAGTTTCGTCACCGTCAATTTTGATAACTTCAGCACTTGTGATTCTATTCTCGATAAACTTTGCGCGAGTTTCCTTATCCACACCGGTAATATCGATAGGCTCGTTGGTAATACCAACCATACGATCCGGAGTGATATTCTTTAAATCATATGTCTTAACATAGGAAACCAAACTTGTAAATTCTGGGACTGTGATATAGACGGGTGTCTTGTCAAAATCATTTAACCAATTGCCTTTATAATAACAACTATCATATACTTTTCCGGAAACATAGTATTGGGCGGTCAGGGTAAAATCATGGAAAGTCTTTTGTAAATTGGTAGTATCAAAAGTATACTCGAACTCGCCTATGTGGTTAGTTCTAACATCTGCCTGCAAAGTTACGCCATCAATGTCTTCCATAATCAAATGAACGGTATTAACACTGTTTGCAAATGGTGTTTGATCAAAAACCTCATGATCAAAAATAAAACTTTCATCTGAATTACCAATCTTTAATTTGCCCTTAACAGTCATACCAAATTTCTTGGTTTCTCTGTTATTAACCACCTCAAGATCAGTATTAACACTTTTACCGTAAGTGCAAATCTCGCATTTTTCGATGTATATTAAACAATTGCGATTTAAAGTGTTAACCTCAACATATTGAATCTGATCATTGAGATCAGTACATTCAAAACGGATTCGATTTCCGCGGTAATTAGTGGTACAGAAATCATAGGAATCTATAGCCTTTACATCTTTTTCTTCCTCAAGGAATCCACCGGCAAAGATACGGAGTCTTCCTTCATAATCATTCTCGAACTTAATGCTATACTCATTTGCATTAAGATCTAACTTACGCAGTAGATTATAAGTGCTTCCGTCCCATGTTACCTTTACTTCAGTAATTCCATTGATTTTATCCTCGAGGTCTTGGATTCTTTGTAAAGGTTCAGTCGCATTGGTATTTGGGGATCCATTGAAGGATAATAATTCAATACTATCCTTTCTAGTTGCATAAATGAACTTTAAAGGTAGAATCTTGGTTTCGATATCACGTAAACGTTCTAGGAATGGTTTTTTATATTCAGGAACATAAAGTTCATCGTCATACGCAACTACTTCATACTCCCTGTTATTAAAGACCACGTCCTGTTCATAAATTCTTTCACTTAAAATTTCGAGATCACGAAGTCTATCCTCTATTGTCTCACTTTTAGGCAGAAAATACCCGCCTACTGGCTTTAGATCAGTATTTTTAATTAAAATATGACGCGATTCATCAATGCCTTGGTTAAAGGTGTATTCGTCTCCGGAAACGCTGAAAGCTCTCGACATTTCATCCTGCATATAATGGCTATCACCAATTTTATGATCGTCGTCTCTGACTCTGGTGATATTAAATGTCTTCTCCAGTTTGTGTTCATCAAAGTATTCAAACTTAACATCCTGTTTAATATCTGCAGATATTTTAAAATTACTATCCCAAACATTTTGGGGTTCCTTACAACCATCAATGTAATCTTCATAAGAAGTATAGAAAGTGGTGTGTTTACTGCCATCATGATATAGAACCATATCGTCATCAAAGGTAAACAACTGACACCAGTTTCCGTTCTCATCCTCCCAACGCTGGTAATCTTTAACTACTCTGTTAGTATAGATGGTAACCTGTCTAGCTATTTCATCATCAGTAAAATAGTAATTAGTCTTAGGATTGGTGATATTTCGGAATTCATTGTATATTTCCTCCTGAGTCTTATCAGTAAAGACAACATATTTTCCTTCAGTGTAATTTACCAACCAAAGTTTCTTTACGTAGTATATTAAAGTAATGCCGTAGTAATCTCTCAGAGCCTGAGTGATTACACTGGTGTAACTATAAGCCCAACCTAAAGGGTGTGCCTGAGGATATACAACGGTTTCAAAGGTTCTTTTATTCAAACTTCCTTCATAGTGGATAATGAATGGATCTCGTTTACTAATTTCAAGATCGTCTCTAACATACCCAGTTTCCAGGTACTTGGCAAAACTATACATGTAATGCAAAGCTTTTTCAGTTCCTACGGTCTGGGAGAATTGTCTTTGGGCTCCCAGAAACTCCGAGTTGATAAGGGTATTAAGATCTTTAGTAATTGCATTCTCTGTATAGTTGAACTTCTTAAGAGTCTTTAGAATTTCAGGATCTTGCTGCATTTTATAACATGCATTATAAAGGGTATTAACATAAAGCATGTATAATCCAGTTTTAAGATTGTCTTTGGCTTCCTTAGTGAGTGCAGTATCGTCATTCTGATAATCATCGTAGATTCTGGAAATATTCTGCGCTACCTGTGCATCCTTTTGTAGTGTCTCGGTGAAAGTTTCCATACAAAACTTCACTAAAGGGATATCCTGAATATTCTCTGGTGTAATTGATTTAAAAATATTATATAAGTCTACCATCTTGTATCCTTTAATTTTTAGACTATTTATCCGCATAGATCTTGGGATCAATAATTGTATCAAATTCAATTTGATCAAATTAAATTGTATCAAATCATTCAAGACAAGATCTCGGATCCTGAGTTCAATTCAACTTCTGCGAATAAATAACTCAAAAAGGAATTAAAATGGGTTGGGAGTATATTTCATCTGATAAACTCAAGGTAACATCTTTTAGTATTGAGATAAGTGATAATGCTAATAAAATCGTTTGCAATTCTCTGGCAGATAATAAAGGTCCTAGACTTTTAGGTCTAGGAATTAAACATGATATTTTTAGCCAAAGTATTACCGGAATTCTATATCTAGAAGATGCTCGGCATGTTTTTGAAAAGCTTAACCCAAATGTAATGAATTGTTACATTAAGATCATAGATAGTTGCCCAAACAGAACTGATCTTAATGTTCAACAATGTACCTATCAAAGGGTTTTCAAGATAGCAAAGATCATTGGTCAACCTGATCGTGCTGGTGTTAAGATCATCTATCTTATTGACGCCGGAAGTTTTGAAATGCAAAAGACTTTCCAAGGTGGAAGTTTTCAGACTAAAAATGTTGAGGATAACAGCACTGCTAATTTCTTCAAAAATATTTTAACCGCCTTAGGCTACAAACCTGACTTTAAAAATTTCTTCATCAGTAAAAATGATAGACCTAGAGTCCATAAGTTAGAAAATGACCGCAGTTTGCTCCAGAATTTGCAGGAACTGTCAGAAGAAGCGGGTTATTTTATGTTTCCGACTAATGATGGTTATTTCCTAGGAGAACTTAACAAAACAAACCTATCTAAACTATCAAAAGGCCTTGTTTTCACCGATGCTTATAATCCAAATGATAACAATATCGATTACATTGGCATGTTCTTCGATTGTGATGTTGATCAGACCAAACCAATGAGTTCCAAGACAATGGTGCAACTAAACGATGGTACCACCACTTATGTAAAGCAAAGTGATGTTAATGATCTTGATATTATGATCAACAACAACGATGAATACACTAAGTCTCAGGAAACATTTGGATCTAAACAAGGTAAAGCTGATTTCGTCAGCAAGGTTCGTTATTCAATGCAAAAAGAACTTCTGCAACAGAATCATATGAGAATCTATGTTCCGGGGAGTTTTTACTATGACGAAGTAGGGCAAATCGTTAACGTCAAAAAGAAATCTTTATCACCTAAGTATAGCGAACGTCTTAAAGGCGATCAAATTCTTAGCGGTAACTGGATCATAATGTCCAGCAATTACTTTTTAACTAACGAGCATAAGTTAATCTGCATTCTGGATCTTATTAGATTTGATAACCCTAAGCTTACAGAAACATCCGTTGCCAGTGAAAAAGCTGAAGAAAAAACTGCAGAAACTAAAGAGAAGGCTCATTATACCTTTATTCCTAAATTTGAACAATTGAAGTACGATTGCTTTGCTAATGTTTTTGATAATTTCGAGACTATTAGAAAAGCCAGCTTTAAACAATGTAATGATTACAAGTCAAAGGCCACCATAAGTGTTCTTCAAAAACTGGAGGAAATAGCTTCTCAGAATGAACTTTGGTCATGTGACAGTCTTTGGGCTCAGTTTTCAAAACATATAGATCTTGACTTGTTAAAGAAACAGATTGTAACCATTAAAGAAAAAGGTTATAACTACTCATATGGTGTTGACATGTTTATGAAGTACGGCGAATTCAAACGTCTTGTGAACGGAGAATTACAGTTAAGGGGTTCGCAATGGGCCCCTTTGATCAAGGCAGCAAGGGCGGAAGAACAGAAACATTTTGATGAGCTTAATAAAGCTTTATCCGATTATGATCGAAAGCTTTATAACAAGGCGATAAAGAAATACACTAATACCAAGACAATCGATACAGTTCTGGATACAAAGTCTCCGGATATTGCCGGACAGGAAGAATACATAAAAGAAAACGGGTTTACGTGTATTAGCGGATACTCAAGTAATCCGGATAACAAGAACCTTATTGTTCAACATTGCAAATTATTGATGAGGGCTTATGAATAAGAATATTGAAAAACAAATGTTAGCGCCTTTTACTAATATGAAGGCTCAGGATATTACTAATTCGGATCTTTACAAAAGAATCAGCAAAACTGTTGATTTAGATTCAGTAATGATGAAGTATATGAAACCTCTTCCTAAAATTGATCTTGAAAGCAAATTAAAATCATACTTAGGTGGAGGTGGTCTAAGTGGAATGCTAGGATCAGTTCTGAGTTCTTTAGGTGGCCTAACTGATTCTCTTAGCGGAGCTATGTCTTCAGTTACGGATAGTTTAGGTGGCCTAACTGATTCCCTTAGCGGAGCTATGTCTTCAGTTTCTGATATGGCAAGTAATGTTACGGATAGTTTAGGAGATCTAACATCCGGTATCACTGATAGTTTAGGAGATCTAACATCCGGTATCACTGATACTATTTCTGGTTCAATTGGAGACCTTAGTTCCATGGCTGGTGATCTGGGGTCTCAGGTAACAAGTAACTTGGGCAGCTTTGCTCAGGATTCTATAAACAGTGTAACTGAAGGTCTCGGTGATTATATAAAGGATGGTATGGAATCTCAGGTTAAGAGCACAATCACTAACACAATGATGCAAAATGCTGGGGATACTACTGGCATAGTTAACAACTTAGCCGAAGGAACTGCAATCACTGACATGAATACTTTAACGGAAGACCTGACTCCTTATCTAAAAGATGGAGTTGATCCAAGTCAGGTTCAGTCGAAAATATCAAATGGACTTAATAAAGTCTCATCTGGGGCTTTAGGCAAAATTACTTCAATGTTTATACCTCACGGTGCAACTTATATGGTGTGGAAATGAAAATCTATTCTGGTGTAGTTACAAATAACGATGATCCTAGACGTGAAGGTCAGGTTCAGGTAAGAATCAACGAAAAGGATGCTAATACTCCCAAAGATCAGCATACTTGGTGTCGAGTAATGGGTAGTAATGCTTTTGGTTTGGTTGGTAATGTTGGTATTAGTAGTGTCCTTAAGAATGGAACTCATGTTTATTGTATTTTTGATGATGATGATCGCAGGAAACAATGCTATGTAATTGGAACTGTTATAGGTATCAGTAATCCAAGTTCGGATACTAAGGATACCAATGGTGTGCATCCGGAAGGTGATCAAGGTATGCCGGATATTCATCCTTTAATGCAGGGCGATTATGATAGCTATAGCAAGACTCAAATTATCAGCACTGAAAGTGGTCATATGATCAGAATGTGTGATATTCAGGGTTCTGAACAGATTGATATTTTCCACACCAGTGGCAGCTGCATCAGTATGTTGGCTGATGGCTCCATAAGAATCAATGCCAAGAAAGATCTTTTAATAGATGTTGGCGGAGAAATGAAGACCAATGTTCAGGGAGATAAAGGAACTGAAGTGCAAGGAACCCATAATTTCTTAGTAAAAGGAACTGAGAACTATGCAGTAGGTGGACAATGTAATTGCACTGTTACTGGTGTGGAAACTAAACAAAATAAAGGTGGTTATAATCAAAAGGTAATGGGATTCAATAGCGTTAAGACCACTGGTGTTTACTATAACTCAACAACAGGTCTGGCTATACATAGTGCTAACAGGGTGGTGGTTCAAGGGCCCGTTTTTGGAAGTTCTACCGCTTTATTTGCTGGTGATGTGAAAGCTATGGGTGTTATTTCTCTTAAGAGTCATAAACATCCATATACTCATGGCGGTATGGCAGCAGGACCAGATATTACATCGTCATCTATACCTTAGAGATGCAATATCTAAGGGCCCAAGAAATGAATTCACAGTAATAATCACAAGCTTGACTAAAGTCATCTTGTTTAATGAACTTAAAGGCAATGTATTTAATTTCATTCTCCTTAACACAAGTTCCTAGACAATAATTATTTTCACCCAATTCTTTGAGATCCTTTTGCATCAAATCATGGATCTCATCGTTGAACGGAAGAGATAGATACTTGCGACAAAAATTAAGGGCTTTATGGCCCTTAATCTTTTCATAATTGTCAAAAATCACAGACATTATTTCTTATGACCGATAGATGACCACAAGCCTGCTTTCTTCAGACGAGTAATCCTTGCATTCCTCTTTCCCAGACGGATCTTGTTCTTCTTTACGTAACGCTCAGATTTCATTTTCAAGCCAGACATTCTACGTAAAGCAAGGCTCTGGGGTCTCTGCATTCTCATCCTTCTTAATGTCTTGATAGGTTTACCTGAAGTTTTTGCTGATTTCTGTCCTACAAATTTCTGACCTTTTACACGATTATGAATAGCATGAGCCCTTCTCTGGTTAGCAGTGATATAAGGTGTTACTGCTTCTGAAACATCCTGTTCAGGAACATCAAAGACAGTTAAAGCGTCATTTAGTCTTCCAACATAATCATCCTGCTCTTCAGGAGACATATCGTTCATTAAGTCATAAAGATCTGCGTACTGAACCTGA